ATGAAGAAAGGAAGTAATCATTTTATGGACAAACTAAGACTGTTAACATTTGAAAATATAGTAGAACCTCTTTTAAACGAAAGCGTATCATTTATATATTTTCCTATTGAATGGCTTGATATTGTAGAGATACACTATAAGACATTTTTATTAACGAGTAAGTTGAAACGATTAAATGAAAGATTATATGATATGTTTTCTGATATATTATTTATTCAGCATAATCCGTATGTATTAAATGAAAATACACCATGGATTGTATCGAAAGAACCTATTAGAAAAGAACAACTCGATTATATTTTTCAAAGTTGGTATGAGATTATTCATGATTGGAAACCTAATAAATTAATAGAATCGCTAAAATATGAATGGCATTACGATTTAATTTCTAATTTAACCGTATTACATGATAAAGAAGTATATTCTAAGTGGGTGCCCGCTTTAATTTCACATATTTTTTGTGAACGTCCTGTACAATTAGAAAATATAAACGAAGAAGATATATATTTTTCTCCTCTTAGAACACAAAATATTTGTGAGGCGATGTCAGAGCCTATTAAAGATGAAAAAACACAAGACTATTTTGCCTACGTATTTCGGTTCGAATATATAACACGCGGAGGAGAGAATATTCCATTATTAAATGTTTCAATTGGAATTCGGAGATTTTATCAAGAATATAAGATGTTAGGTCAAACAAACCTTGATATGACAACGTTTGTTTGACTTTTTTTGATAAAATGCAAACATTTTGCAAACATAGGTTATCCAAAGATACTTTTACCGAAGTTTTTAACAGCTTCTTCCTGCATATTCGGTAAAACATGAGAATAGACACTTAATGTCATTGAAATATCTGTATGACCTAATCGCTCACTGATGATTTTAGGGTTAACTCCTTGTTTCAATAGTAGAGTGGCGTGTGTATGTCTTAAATCATGGAATTTAATTTCTTTTATACCTACTTTGTGTGTCATCCTAATGAAACTTTTTCTGAAATGTGCTCTTTTTATGATTCTTCCAAACTCATTACAATTTATTAAATCTTGATCTAGATAAGCAGAACCAAACTTTAATTTCTCTTTATTGATTAAAATTTTATGTTTTTTTAAGGCTGCTATTGTTTCATTAGGTACAGGAATTGTGCGTTTTGATGAATTTGTTTTTGCAGTTTTTTTGATTTTATTGTCATGACCAGATGTTTGATTTATTGTAACAGTATGTTTTTGAAAATCAATGTCCTGCCATCGTAACCCTAGAACTTCTCCCAGACGCATACCTGTAGTTATTGCAAGTAGATACCCAATGTGATATCGTGATTCTTGTGAATGAGCTAAAAACTTTTTTACTTCTTCCTCTGTCCAAGTCTGGATAGGGGTTTTTTCTTTTTTAGGTATCTCAGCAAAATCTGCTGGATTTCGAGAAATAATATTTTGTTTTACGGCTAGGTTTAAAGCACTCTTTAAAATTCTATGCATAAGCAGAATAGAATTGTTTGCAATCCCTTTATCTATCGCAGTCTTATAACATTTTTGAATGTGTATAACATTTAATTTATGGAGCGCAACCATTCCTATACTAGGTATAACATGTTGGTTGATAAATGCTCTATAGCCAGCAAAGGTACTCTTTTCTATGCTCATACTTTTAATTTCTAGCCAATGATTTAGGTAATCTTTTAGTGTAACTTTAGATGGCTCTATAAAAGTTCCTTCATTCAACTCTGTAATTTTCTTTGCCACATCAGCCTGTGCTTCTTTTTTTGTCTTATAACCAGAAAACCACTTTTGTCTTCTTTTTCCTGTCTCTGGATCAGGACCGATATCAATAACGATACAGTATTTATTTCCTCTTTTTCGAATATGTCCTTTCACTTAAAACACTCCTTCATTTGTTTTGAATCATGTTGTATAAGTCTAGTTGTAATTTTGCTGCTATGAAAATTACATGTTTGGACATATCAGCGATGGATATATTTTACCATATAAAAATAAATTCAGTTATAGGGTAGAGTTTTCATTTGTTGTTAAAAAACATTGAAATATCTACTCTAGTTATCAAATGCAATATTACATATTTTATTGGGGTCTAAAAAAACAAGACGTATTTTAATATTTTCAACTTTCTCAAGTATTTTCAGAATATGAGAGAATAAATGTTTGGGTTATTTGTGATAGAATATTCTTAATAATATAATTTGACGGAACGAAAAAGACCCATAGCGTGTGTAATTGTGCTGGGAACACTTTTACACCGTTTGCCCTAATTGTAGTAGGGAAAACATTTGCCATGAGCCTTTCAGTTACGACTATGCGTAACATATACGGCTAGTATAACACAGCCTTTAGATATAATTCATCATTAAGGTGCGTTTTCATGATAGGGAAGTGTGTCTTGTTCCAATAAGGGGGACAAAACATGTGGAAAGCTCTAAATCAAATTGAAAAAGAGTTATGTGCAGCTGGAATAAGGAAAAATAAACTAGCAAATTATTGGGGAGTTAAGCCAAGTACTGTTACAAAAATTTTTAAAGGTAACACAGACATGAGTTTTGGCTTTCTTTCCAAAACAGTCATCTTATTAAACAAAGGCAAACAGGTTCAAGAAAATCTATTAATGGATTATATATATGTAACGAAACCAAAATCAGAAAACTTACGTGAGGCAATGGAAGATTTAGCTTTAAGAGGAAAGTTTAATCTATTAATTAATATTATAAATAGTGAATCACAATCAAAGGTAGCCGAAAATAGAGAATTTGCTAATGTATATCGAATTATATATAAACGATATATAGGTGAAATTGATGCTACACAGTACCATAAGGCATTAAGCTTGGAAAGTAAATCAATAAGAACAATAGATATGGAAGTGTTAATTGAAATTTTACTATGTCAAGCGCAATATCAATCAGGTAACTTTACTTCTTTAATTGAGCGATTAATATCTCTTGAAATAAAAATAAATAAAATAAGTAATAGGTACATTCGAGAATGTTATAAATTACGATATAAAGAAGCAATTGCCGTTACTTCGTTGCAGGGTGGTGAAGTCACTGAAGCAAGGCATGTTAGTATGGAATTATTGGATGATCTTGAATGGGATAACTTTTTTTCTTTTCCAAAAGTAAATGCATATTTAAAGTTAGGTGAATCGTATATTTTTTCAGCTAATGAATATGAGAGATCAAGATATTATTTGGAAAAGACTCTAGAAGTGATAGGAGATAGTAAAACTATTGGAATTGAGAAAAAAAGAAAAATGGTACAACATACATTATCATTTCTAAAGATTCATCATGATAAAGAAATTAGCAGCTTAGATGTTGTTCATTTAGGTGAACTAGCATATTTAAAGATTAAACAAGGGAACAAAATGGAGGCGAGAAAACTATTGAATCAATTAAAAGAGAAGAATGGAAGTTTAACAGACATACAGACTGCATATTTAGCTTTAACATATGAAGGTACTAAAAAAGAAGAGTTAATGAAACGTTCTCTTTTGATGTGTCAAAAGTCAGGGAATATATTTTATTCGAATTTACCAAAAATACACTTGGGTTTAATTTGAATAATTGGTATAATTGTCTTCGGAAAGAGGTGAAATAATGAAAAAAATAATTAGAATTATTCCTGCACTATTAATAGTTGCTACATTATTCATTAACACTGATTCTATAAAAGAAAAACCTAGTACAAATGATTCAAAACCTACAGTTCAACAAATGATGGTTGATCCTGGTGGCGGTTGGTAAAATACATAATAAAAGTTTATATATATTACAAATGACATCGTCTTAATTGACGATGTCATTTGTAGTTTTGGGAGAAATTTCTTTTTTCGCTGAAAAAAGAAAAAAGAAATTTTTGTAAAAAAAATACAAAAACATAAAGAGGGAGATAGAAGAAGATGAAGAGCAAAGAAGGGGAAGTTAATCTAATTAAACAAGCTTTATTACTTTTGCAAAAAGAGGATAATCCGAAAGAGGCATTATTTTCTATCTGTTTGAGTGAAACAAAAAAAGAAAAAGTTATGTAAAAAAGACTATCTAACTTTTTGATAGTCTTTTTACACTACATATTTCCTTTAGATTTCTCGTAGTTCACAAACATCTCTAATTGTTCTAATGCTTTTTTTCGTTGTTCTTCGGGTAAGTCATTAATGATTTGAAGAATTTCGTGTGCTTCTTTTGTTAGCTGTAAATCTTGGCCCGCTGTTAAATCTGGTGAATCAGATAAACCTAACAAATAATCTGTTGTTACTTTTAAATAATTTGCTATCTTCTGAAGTGTACGTGTACCGGGTGCTTTTTTCCCTTCGACATAATTATAAACAGAAACATGACTAACACCAATTACATCAGCTAACTGTTGTTGGGTGATGCTCTTCTTTTCAATTAATGATTTTAACCTCTCATGACTAAACATAATAAAAAACACCCCAAGTTTATTTTATATGAAATTATTTTTAAAATTACTATTATGGTGTCACACTGTCATTATATATTAACTATCAGTTAAGTGGAAAGGTAATTTTTTTGAAAAAGTTTTGGGAAACTCTTGAACTTAACCTAAAGTTAAGTTATTATGTAAATAACAACAAAAACGGAAGAGAGGAGTTGTTTATGAAAACTCTAAAACAGCTACGTGTAGAACAGGGGTATACATGTAGGGAAGTAGCTGAAGCCGTTGGTATTACTGAAGTTTATTATTGGTATATTGAAAACGGGAAGCGTCGACCTTATTATGACTTAATTGTAAAAATTGCTGAATTTTTTAAAGTGAAGCTAGATGCAATTAAAATTTTTTGCCCATAACTTAACTTTAAGTTAAGTTATGTTTGGTTAAGTAAATTAGAAAGGAGCAAAACAAAATGGGTTTAGATCAAATCATTAAAGAGTCAATCCGCGAAGTTGTTCGAGAAGAAATTCAAGCAGCTTTAGCTTCATTCCAACAACAATCACAACCAAACAAGGTAATGCGAGTGAAGGAAGCAGCAGCTTTCTTAAACATAGCGGTTTGTAGGATGTATGAATTAGCACATCATCCTAAGTTTCCAGTGATAAGAGAAGGGCGTAAACTACTTTTTCTACAAAAAGATTTGGAAGCATGGTTAGAAGCACAAAAGGAGGTGATCTAGTGGAAGATACAACATCATTAGCAGTATTCGCAATGTTTATCGCGTGCAGTGTATCGTTACTTTACATTACTTACGAACCAATAAAACGATGGGCTTGGAGTGACGTAAAACAAAATAAAAAGACCCATGGCAGTGGGTCCTTTAAGAAAAACAAGTTGTTATAAGTATACCACGGAAAGTAGGGGAATAGTACATGGATTTAATTGAATATCAAGTGCTATTACCTAATAAGTTCTGGGGCTTAGCAGAGAGCAAGGATGAATTAAAAAAGATGATTAAACGGTATTTCAAAGTTGGTTATCCGCATTATGAAATTCAACGAATTATCCAAAGTGGACAAGCATATGTGGCGGTTTGTACAAGGAGGTAAATATTTATGTCAAACATAGTAACTGAAATTGGTGGGTTAAATTTCAAAGGTAATGTGGTAGATCATGAATGGTTTAATTACATCACTTTTAGTAATGGTAAACCTCATATTGTAGCGATTATGGTTTTGAGTGAAATTGTTTATTGGTATCGCCCTACAGTTATTAGAGGTGAAATAGATGGGAAAGTAACTTATAAGAAAAAATTCAAAGCAGACAAGTTACAAAAAAATTATCAACAGTTAGCCGATACTTTTGGATTTACAAAATTACAAGTGAAAAGAGCATGTGATTTATTAACGGATATGCTACTAATAAAAATTGAGTTTAGGACCATCAACGCTGATGGAAAGATTTTGAATAACGTAATGTTTGTGGAGCCTGTACCAACAGAAATAAAGAAAATTTCTAGTATGTATCAACAAATAGAGGAAGGCCTTGGTTACTTAGAAGTAAATAGGGTGGTTTCTTCTAAGTCAAGACCCTCCTCACTTACAAGTAAGGGGTCTCCTAATTTCAAAGTAAAGACAAATACAGAGATTACTACAAAGATTACTACAGAGAATGTAAGTAGTAGTATCTTCTCTTTCTATGAAAATAATTTCGGTATTTTAAATTCATTCATAGCTGAAAGTATCTCGCAATGGGTAAACGATACAAACGAAGAACTTGTACAAGCAGCTATGGAACGTGCTTTGAAACAGCAGAAGAAATGGAATTATGCTGAGGGCATTTTAAAACAGTGGATTAACAATAACGTGAAGACCTTAAAAGATGTGGATGCTTTAGAAACGGAATATCAACGAAATAAAGGAGTGAAAAAACGTGTCGGAATCAATCGGAAGAGTGATGACTCGGATAGTGAATACATCGGCTTGTAGTGAAGAAACGGAAGGGTATACATGCGAACATTGTAATAAATATATCGCAGCAATTACTGTAGAAGTTCCGCAGTTACGTATTAAAAATAAAATACTTCCTACATGTGAGTGTGTTGTAGAACGTGAAGAAGCCAAAATACGTGAAGCTCAGAATTTTGCTAAGAAGAGAGAAATAGAAAAGTTGTTCAGCATTAGTAACTTAGGAGAAAGGTTTTTCAAAAGTACATTTGAATCGTTTCTAGATAGAAATGGATCAGAGACAGCTTATAAAGTTGCAGTGAAATACGTAAAGACTTTTAAAGAGTGGAACGGGGAATCGTTAATGCTTTGGGGAGAACCTGGTAATGGTAAAACACACTTAGCAGCCGCGATTGTAAATGAGCTTTCTAAAAAAGGATACATTGTCGTATTTCAAAGCGTTCCAGAATTATTACAACGTATTCGCAGCACATTCAATAGTGAAAACAAAGAGAATGAAACACAAATTATGAGAGCACTTTTAGAATGCGACTTACTTATATTAGATGATATTGGAGCAGAAAAAACTACGGAATGGGTAGAAGAAAAATTGTTCAATATTATTGATGGTCGGTATAGAAAAGAACTCCCTACTCTATATACGAGTAATTTAGAACCAAAAGAACTGAAAAATCAAGTTGGGAAACGTTCATATGACCGAATGGTTGAGACAAGTCTAACCGTAAAAAATGAAGCCGCTAGCTATAGAAGAGAGATAGCAAAGCAACGTTTACAAAGGTTTATCGAAGCATAAAAGGAGGAAATAAAAATGTGCGTATTATGTCATGATACAGGGATTATTCGTAAAGAAACTTATCCGGGTGTAATTGAAACGAACGGTTGTAATTGTGAAGTGGCAAAGCGACAGCAAGTGGAAAACGATAAGCGTTGGCAAGCATGGTTAATAAAATTTGAATCAATGAAACAAGAATTAGAAAGAAACAAACAACCAAAAGCTGGTTAACAAGAAAAGGAGGATTTCAGTCGTATGAAGCCTACGAAAATTGAAATCGATGTTACTGATAATAAAATTTATGTGGTTAAAAATGGTGAGGTTACTCCACTGAATCCTCCAGTAACAGGGTTTGGGGAACAAGTAATCACTTGGCAAGGTGGGAAAGTTGATCGTGTTTCAACTACCATCACAGAAAAAATAAAATAACTGGGGATGCGATTATGAAGCAATTAACTATTGATGATGTTATGGGTAGTTTCAACTATGACGCAATAAGTACCAGTGAAAAGTTTTTGAATCCAAGCTACGAAGTGCATTTTTACGATAAAGAGGAACGGCAAAAGATGGATTGTTTTGATGCTAAAACTGAAGTTGAAGCTTGGAATGCAGCTATAGAAGAGCATGGGAAAGGTATTCAGAAGATTAGGATAACTAATTCGAAACGTACTAGAGCAGAATTTCTGGAACTAGATTAGGAGGGGAAATTGATGGCTTTCAATCGATGGTTAACTGATGAGGAATATCAGCAAGCAGAAACAAATGGTATTAGTAGAAGGGTTCTTTACATGAGAATGTACAGATACGGTTGGGACTTACAAGAAGCTTTGACTACACCACCGAGAACATATTGGCATATGAACGAAGGAAAATACAATAAATGGTTAAAATTAGCGACGGAAAATGGAATTAATTCAAGCACCTTTTACAGTAGGGTAAATAACGGTTGGGATCCTAAAGATGCTGCAAGTATTCCAACCCGCAAACAAACTGATAGGAAGGAGCTTGTTAAGATTGCTGAATCAAACGGCATAAGCGCTAGTACTTTCAGATCTAGATTGAGTTATGGATGGGACCCGATAAAAGCAGCGACAACACCAGCTAAGTCTAAAAATAAAAATATTAGTTAAGAGGAGTAGATGAAAATGAAAGTTATGGAAAATGGTGTATTGGAAGCAACTAAATTAATTAGTGAAGCTAGAAAAGGTGAACAGGTTATAAAAGAAGCTACGGTTTTACAGATTGCAAGTATTTTATCAATCGGGGAATTAAACGATTATCAAGAAGCGACATTACGTACTTGGAATAACAAAACTGATTTTGGTGGACGTGTTTCAAATGCAGCTTTAGGGCTTACAGGAGAAGCTGGTGAAGTTGCTGATATTGTTAAAAAAGCAATTTATCATGGACATGGTTTCCAACCATCGCATTGTCCAGGAGAAGAGGACGGAAACACTTATAAATTAGCCTTAGAGCTTGGAGACATTCTGTATTATTTATCGATTATGGCACACGAACTAGGATATACGTTACAAGATATTGCTGAAATGAATATCGCAAAATTAGCTAAAAGATATCCGGATGGATTTAGTCGAGAAGCAAGTCAAGCACGTGTCGATGTGAAGTAAGACCAAATTTGAATTTCTAAATAAAGGATGATGAGAAATGGAAAAAACGAAAATGATTGAAGTATTTCGAGCGAAAACATTAGATGGTCAAGTCCCACAACTGAACGATTACTATAGAAACGTATATTCCAATGTTCAATATAAAAATGAGTCTGAAGGCTCTGTATCTGTACTTGTACCAGAAGATGAGGTACAGGCAAGAAATGAATTCAATAATAAATGCATTGATTTATTGAAGGGATTAGAAAAAGAAAATAGCGTACTAGCCCATAAGCTAGCACGCTGGCACAATATTAGACTACGCTGATAGATTTAACAGCTGATGTAAGGTATAAAGTTGCATCAATGCCATCACCAATTGAAAACATATCATGAGAAAGAAGGAATCCGCCAATTCCTAATCTTTCGTCTGAGGTAGCGATCGCAGAGCCTTCTTTTTCGAAATCACCTTGCAAATTACCTATGTACATTTGCTGAAGATAAAATAATCGTTCATTGGGTTTATCGGTACGTGGAGCATTATCGATTCCAACTAAGATAGTATCTTTATGGATTTCAATTTTTTCACCATCAAGCATATTGATAATTATCATATATTCCACCTCCTTCCAATAATAGATTTTACAGCAATATTGGAAGGAGGGCATTAAGAAAACAATCAAATTTGAATTTTGTAGAAAAGGAGAATACAAGATGACTATAACAGATTTTCAATTGATCGGTGGAAGAATGGAATTTAAGTACCTTAATTTAGATTTATATAAATCGGATGTTAAGAAATTTATGTTCTTCAAGGTACAAACATGGCTCAACATGCTAAAGGAAGGAAAAATTCCTACAAAGTGGTCTAGGGTATTTAAAAAAGGCGTAAAAGTTTCATTTGATTATGCTCAAACACAAGAGCAAATGGATAAGGCTCAGGAGGAGTTTAGAGCGTATATACAACAGGTGAATGAAGAGTACAACTTGGATTTAGTAATAACAGAAAACTAAACAAAAGCGTTATTTTGTTGGAAATTAAATTGACAAAGGATGAAGATCTAGGACTTTGCATGGATGATGGAAGGTGAAAAAATCAACATAAAAGACACTCTATCATGTATAAGAGATTATCTTTTATGTTGATTGGGTAGCTATTCAATATGTAATTTTTCTTTTACTTTTGAAGGTAAATCGTCTTTTTGAACTTCTTCGTAGGATTTTATCTCTCTATGATTTATCTCTGTATTGTTTTTATCTTTTTGATCGACATAAAGGCGTATGAAGGCATTTTCTTTTAGGGGTTTATTTTCGGGTTTTACACTTCCAAACGTAACTGTTTTTTCTACCCCATCCTGATTATAAGTAGGTAAAGTATAGAATCGTTGGTTCTTTTTTATCTCACCGTTGTTTGTAATTTGCACATAGTATTGTTCGGTTCCCATTCTATTTATAGTAGGTGATCTTTCACATCCAACAGCAAAACTAGAAAACAGTGCGAATAATACAGATATAACTAATGACTTTTTCATATAACTCTCTCCTTGTTTTTGTATATAGAAAATTATAGTAAAGAGTTTATAGTGAAAAAATTGATTTTAGTGACATTAATATTACAAAACTGTAAGGAGTAGCTCATTAAGGGTTTTTAATAAAATAGTTATTTGAATTAAAAAGAGCACCATTTGCCCTAACGGTGCTCTTCGACCAAGAACTATATTTTTTATAGTCCGTATATGTATATGGATTTTGTAAATAAAGAGTGTATCAATTTTTATCAAAATTCTTATTTGAGAATATTTAAATATAAAAAGAGCGCTAATCAAGAGCGCTCCTTATACCTAATTATAATGAAAGTGACGAGCTCACATTCACATTATACAGAAAGGTAGTATTAAAGTATGTAAAAGTATGAAATTGGTGAATGGATTCAAACAAAATTTTTATTTGGGATAAAGGGGATTGTTGTAAATATATTTCAACTAACCCCCAAACATAGACCAGATGATAGTACCAATAATAATGGAAAAGAAGGGGTAGAAAATACTTACAAGTATAAAAACTATAATAGCAAAATTCCTTCCTATACCTTTTGGAGCAAAAATAATTAAAACTAGTGATACAAATATTAAATAAATTAAATTACTATCACTATAAAAATTGAAAAATACGATAATAGTTAACAAAATTGAAATGAAACTGAAGTATTTTCTCATTACTTTAGCCTTTCTTGAAAAAACAAATAATACAGATTATACCATAAATGAATAAGAATGAAGTGGAATTTTAACAAAAACGCTATTTGGGAAGGAAGTGATCAGGGTGGAAGTTCAGTATGATGCGCAGGGCAGAATGAAGTACCATCCCGATTACCATCCGAATCATAAGAAGCCGTACACAACGAGGGAATTAGCCTACATATGTAAGTATTATGGATTCGGTAAGGTGAAGGGAATCGCTTTAGCGTTAGGAAGAACGGAAAGTACGATTAGGCAATTAGTGAATACTCTCCGGAAGAATGGGATGTTTGAAAAATATAAGACTATGGGGGATGAATAATGAAAGAGAACAGTGTGAAATTAAATAACGTTATAGGTTGGATGATATTTAATGTCGTGACAATGGATGATTCTTTTGTTGAAGAAATTGAAGTGTCTTGTGGTGAGGATATAGAAAGTTTTATGAAAATGTATCTAGATGAAAATTGGAACGAACTATTTGAAATGAAATCTTATATAAGAGATGTATGTGATGCTTCATTCCAAGGTATCCAATTAAAGGCAAGTGATACCGAGGAAAAGCATGTATGTTATGTAGATCTTTTAAATGGAGCGCGACGTTCGAGTGTGGTTATTGATAGGAAAGTATTAGGGGATATCAATGCAGATAAGATCAAGAGTATAAGAGAAATTATAAATTCATAATAAAAATTTCATTTTGTCATAAATAAAAAGGCGGTTGTTTCCGCAACCACCTTTTTACAAAACAGAGCAACTTTTTCAAATATAAAATATGAATGATATTGGAAAAAATTATAGGAATTAGGCCTATTTTTATAATTAAAGTGACGAGCTCAAATTATAAGAAAGGACTGAGTTATTGTACGGAATATTGTTGGAAATGGTTACAAATAAAAGAGCAGCTAGCAAAAGCTAACTGCAATAAGAACACTACAACCATTAATTTAAGGAGTATAAAATTTCATGGTTGATTTATAGTATGGATAAAAATATCAAGTTTATGTAACAAAAATTAAAATAGAGCAGTTAGTTGTGGTAACTGCTCTATTTAATACAACCTGGGTAAGAAGCAGGTTGTGCTGTTTAGTATGGATGAAATATTAGGTTTTATTCAAAAAAAGGGCAGTTTTAACTTGTTACTACTTGATCTTGGTCTGCAACATCACTATCAAATGTATTTGTTGCACTTACACCATTAAAAGTATTAACGATAAAACCAACATTGGAGGCACCCGAGCCATTATAACCTTTTGTATTTTCTTTCGGAGAAACATTATAAAAATCACCTAAATTAAAAGCACCATTGCTATTTTGAACAAGAAGGTTAGCTACAACAGACGGCATAATTCTCACCACCCCTTAAGTAATTATTAAAAGTAATATATGGGAAAAGGACATTTAGGTGCATTTTGGGGAGATTACAATAAAAAAGCAGTTAGCAAAAGCTAACTGCTCCAACCATGGAATGTGGTTCGAAATGGGTTGTCTACAGTATTGACGGAATATTGATTTTTATTCACAAGAGATTATATTCTGAAATTTGGATTATGATAGTCGATATTCTCCATATTGACCAGAAAAGAACTAAAAGTTCTAGTGAAATTCCGAGGGTTCTTTTCTTAGTTTTTTGAGATTCTTTTATCAAATAGCCAACAGCACTAATTGCTATAAGAATGAAAAGAATAAGTTCGAGTGTAACTGGCATTCTATCTACTCCTAAAAATAAGTTTGTATATAACAATTATAAGATATTTTAATGGTTGGTAGTAAAAAATTCAACAAAATAATCCTTTTAAAGCGAGGTTGGGAGAATGAAAGCTTTGAAGAAAAGAATAATCAGAAAAGCAATTGCTCGTCGTACAAAAGAAGTGGAGAAGTATCAAGTTAATAAAGCTTGGAGAAACATCTTTGTACAAGCTGGTATTTTAAAGTGAAGAGAAACCAAATATAGTCCGGCTAGAAAACTAGAGGACACCAATTTTTAGAACAGTAATTAAAGCTGTTTTAGGAATAGGTGTCCTTTTTATTTTGAAAAGGGAGATGGGGAAATATGAAAGCATTAAAAGACCAATTACGTGAGTGGAAAAAGCAATCGAATCAAACAAAAAAGAAAACCAAGAAGAAACGAAAAGAGAAGTTAAGCACTCGTGACATTGAAGGTTTAATGGGAATTCATGGTCCACGTTATGAACGTAGACGCGGTGCTTTAAGACAAAAGTAATTAAAAAAATAAAAGGAGTGGTCTTATATGACTAAACAATTATCTTTCTTGCCAAAAATCGATAGAGTAGCAACGCAGAAAAAATTAGAAGGTGTTCTTGAAAGCGTACGTTTATATAGACAGTTTGGAATGATGCGTGAAGAAATGAAAGTCACTCCTTCTTATGAACTTAGATATCACGGCCCTACAAATGATGTAGGCAAACCATTAGAAGATGTAGCGATGGCAAATATACAACAAAGTAAGCGAGAAGAGTGGGTTAAGCAAACGTCATTTCGTATTGATCAGTTTCTTAGTCGTTTGGGTAATGGACGCGCAGGAAAGGATCAAAGGAACATCATCATTAAGCGCTATTTAGAAGATGAAGATGTATGTGACTATATGGTATATAACGAAATCGGCATGAGTGAGCGTACTTATCGACGTGTTAAGGCTAGAGTATTTTATAAACTTGCTTTTGCTCTTAGATTAGAAGTTTATGAAACTGAAGAAACTGGAGGTAATGAATAATGAATTTTGTTCAGCCGATACGTGATCCAGAGCAAATACAGCAGCTTAAAGACTATTTTAAGGAAAAGAGCTTGCGTAATTATATTCTCTTCATTATGGGAATCAATACAGGCCTGAGAATCTCGGATATTTTGAAACTGAAGGTAGGAGATGTCAAAGGTAGTCATATATCTATGAGAGAAAAGAAAACAGGGAAACAGAAACGAATACAAATTACTGCAGCACTGAAAAGAGAACTTAAATGGTTTATTGAAGAAAGAGAAGATAATGAGTACTTATTGCAAAGCAGACAAGGCAGGAATCGTCCGATTGGTCGTAGCATGGCATATAAGATATTAAGTGGAGCGGCGGCAGAGTTTGGATTGGATGAAATAGGAACACACACGCTGAGAAAGACGTACGGCTATCATATGTACATGCAAACAAAAAACATAGCATTACTCATGGAGATATTCAATCACTCGTCAGAGAAGGTCACGTTACGTTATATAGGTGTAAACCAAGATGCAATGGATAAAGCAATGACTAGGTTTAAAATCTAAGCATTGCTTATTTTTTTAAAAATCTAGGGGTATCGCAGCATTTTGGAAAAAACTACGCTAAGAGTATGCAAGATTTGATACAGTTCCAGTAACAAACGAGAGCCATAAAACCGCTCCAGAATAGGAATGTATAAAAAATGCATAGATCACTAGAATAAAAGAAGGAGGGATTATTATGAGAGTAAGTGTTCCTCCTTTTCCTTGTGCTGCCGATAATAATGTATTATGTAAATTAGCAATGAATAGAATATACAATTTCATCGTGGTATTTTAATTATATATTAATATTAGAAAGTAGGTACGGAGTTTGAAAAAATGGATTTTGTTAAATGAACAAGAATATGAGAATGTTTGGGATAGATTTTATGATGAATTTGCTTTTAATCCTAATATTGATGGTGACCAATCATTTAAATTTTCTTGTCCATATATTACTTACGATTTACCTAATTATTTTGAAGGAAAATGGACTGATGACGATGATTATATCTTTGATCATATATTATTGGAAGCTCTTATTTTATGTACCGAGAAACATGAATATATATATGCGTTAGATTGGCAGCATGCTGGCTACTGGATGAATCCTAGTTTAAATTTAAATCTAAACGAAGATGATCATCAATGGAAAATCCCATTTTTTCCAGATGGAGATTATTATTTCTTTTTGCAAAAAGACTTTAAGTGGGGGTATTTAGGACATCCATGGGAAAAAGTTATTTATATTTTCGGAGAAGAATTAATCAAGAATTTCAAAGAATTAAGGGCTAGTAGATTAAAAAAGACCAATGATAAAGTATAAATTTCACTTCCCATATCGATAATTATGTAAATAAGCTGTCCACATGGGCAGCTTATTTTATTTTTTTTACACAGCGTAGGTTATTTTGCAAAATACTGGTGGTATCCCTATACAGTTACTCATAATTTTCGTACTGTGTAACTCGAAAGTGAAAGTTTAATTAAGTCAATGATAACAAGGGATTTGGCGAAGGGGTCAGTTACACACAATATAAGATATGGGTAAGTCGAAGGGGATATTTTAATGATAGAATATTAGATAAAGGGGTGTTTAACCAATGGGAAAGAAAAAGAGATATATAAAGAGGGTTGCAGTAGAAAAAAGAAAAGACAAGGTTAGAGTTAAAGTAGAAGAGGATTTAAAGAAGATTTCCAACCAAGACTTATACTCGTCTGAAATAACTGGAATTTTATCGGATGTACCAATAATATGGTATGAGAAAATGAACCCAATGCTAGAAATACAAGACGCATTGTATGAGAAAATAAACCCAATGCTAGAAATGCAACAAATATGGCATGAGAAAATGAGTCCAATGCTAGAAATACAAGATGCATTGTATGAGAAAATGAGCCCAATGCTAGAAATACAAGATGCATTGCATGAGAAAATGAACCCAATGCTAGAAATACAAGATGCATTGCATGAGAAAATGAACCCAATGCTAGAAATGCAACAAATATGGCATGAGAAAATGAGTCCAATGCTAGAAATACAAGATGCATTGTATGAGAAAATGAGCCCGATAATAGAGATGTATAACAAAATTGATTGGGATTTATTACGTGAAACAGTAGCAGAAGAAATAAAAGAGTTAGAGGCTATATTAGTAGAGCAAGAAGAGATTTATTGGTGTTTAGATATAGGTACTGCGACTGCTATTGTAAATGGAGAAATAACAAAAGATGACTTGTCAGAATATATGGATGAAAATCTTGAATCCAATATAACAAAGATAATTCAAGATCCTATATATGAACTTCATGCAACTTTAATCCAAGAAACTTATGAAGCATATAAAGCCGGATTTTATAAATTGTGTGCAATGCCGCTTTTTGCAGCATTTGAACATGTTGTTAAATTATGGTGTTTTGGATATATAAAAAAGGATAATATAGTTGTTAATCATAAACCGGATAGATATGGGATTAAAAAACAGATGGATCCTGAAAATTATAACCATGTAGAAAAAGAGAATTTAAATAAAATTTTTGCACTATCTGTGTTTCGAATGTATGAAAAAATCTTTGCCAAAATACCAGAGCAATTGGGGCAAGAACTAAATCGTAATGCGATAGCACATGGCTTTCATGATTACAATTCTCTATCTAAGGTAGATATTCAAAAATTATTCCAATTGCTTAAGGCTACTTTGATATTAAAATCATTTGAACCAAATAAAGTGGCAGAGTCGTGACCGCTTTTTGGCAGTAAATGTGCCGGTTGTTTTGAAATCAACGTGATATATTTGTATTGTGAGAAGTGGCGGAAAACACAACTCACTATGTTGTTTCTAAATTTCTAAACGGTTCATAATGACGGCACATAAAATCCGAAACCAGCAGATGGTACTGATTGAATGTTACCGTTAAGAAGAAGAGTGTGTGCTCTTCTTCTAGTTTTAATAATGTTGGCAAAGACGAATGTAACAGTATTAAAACTGGAAGAAGAATAAAACTTCATTTACCGTATTTATATGGTAATAACATAAGAAAGTGACGAAAGGGCGACTGATGCATGGTTGCCCTTTTACTTTTGTCATAAAAGTAACTTTTAATTATTTCATAGATATATAGTATAATATTAATACAACGATAGAGAGGAGGTAACGATATTGAAATTACTTATTGAGTTTAAAAACCAAGATATTCCTTTGGTAGTATCAAGTGCACCTCAAGAAGTTTTAAAAGCAATTGCTGAAAGTAAAGATGATAAACTTGTGTTTAAAAATGAAACTTTACTTTTAAATGAAGACTTCGAAAATATTAAATCAGTAACAGTAACATTTGAGTAAATTCAAAAGCATCCATAATGGGTGCTTTTTTATTTTGGATAAGGAGTGAAGCAAATGAAACTAACTAAACAAGAACAAACAGCTGTTTTTGGTCAGCTGATTAATAACGTTCTTGGACTGGAATTAGTCAAGGAACACATTGATCCACAGAAATTAGAAAAGGCTGTAGTTTTGCATAATGAAATAAATGATATTACGACACCAAAGCAAACGCGTGAAGCGCTTATTAATGTATTAGATAAAGTGATAGATGAATTGATTGAGGTTAAGGAGTGAGAACAATTGGACAGTGTTTTAAACGGTAAGGTCGCTGCACTTGGTCTTATACCTATTGATAAGAAAGCATATATTAAATATCTTAAGCCACATGAGAAAGCGTACAAGAAGGCTGGGATTGATGTTAATCGATTCAAGTATTACAAACTGTATGGCGAGAACCACATGCTTTATTCTGTAGAATATCTGGAACAAACATCAATACAAGAATTACTGGAAAGAGATAAAGGTAATAAAGTACGTTGGGTAAAGACAGATGAATGAATATAAAACTAAACAACAGAAGCGTAAATTCTATGACAGTGGTGAGTGGAAGAGTATACGTGAACAAGTAAAGAAGAGAGACAACTATGAATGCCAAGAGTGTAAGCGTAATGGTCGAGTACAAACAGACACCAATGAATACAGTGAGGGTGCAAAGCGTAAGAAGATTCAACTCGTTGTCCATCATATAAAAGAACTTGAACATCATCCTGAACTTGCATTAGAAATGGATAATCTAGAAACAGTCTGTGTGGATTGCCATAATAAAGAACACGGTAGAGTATTCGAAAAGAAAATCAACAAATGGGAACACGATGAAAAGTGGTAAAAAAGAATCGGCAATAATAGTCCCCCCCTTAAAAAATTTCATCAAAAAATGCTCTAAGGGGCACCGGAGGAGGGGGTCGATTTTCTAAATTTATAAGCAAATTCGCGCGTTATATCAAATTGGAAAACAATGTAAATGAGAAGGGGGGGATATTGTGGCTAGAGTTAAGCGTGAAACAATGAGAAAAAGGATTGAAAAGGACTTAACAAATCAATTGAAAGAGAAAAAAATTGTAGGTAATCATTATACTGATTTAATTCAAGACTATTTATCGTTGTGGGATTTAAAATGTATTCTTGTTGATGATATTGAAGAAACAGGAATAAAAGTATCTGGCATGCACGGTCCGAAATCTAATCCTTCTATTAATGATTTACATAAAACCAATGATAGAATGATTAAGATTTTAGATGCACTTGGATTGGAAGCATCGGCTGAAGAACAGAAAACACCTTTAAAACCTAAGCGCTCTGCGAAAGACCTGACATGATTCAAAATCAATATGTTACTGAATATATTGAAATGTATCGAACAGGGAAAATTAAGCTAAATAAAGAGCGCATAATGCTAATTGAGTACCTGGAGAAATACATCTTCATACGTGATGATTTGTATTTCGATAATGAAATGCATGAAGACTATATAAAATTTACTGAGAAATGGTATTTTGAATTGCAGCCATTTCAAAAATTTCTAACAGCATTTGTTTTTCTTTTTTATAAAGAAGATGATTCTGTTTTTTATGAGCAATTTTTAATTATGATGGCTCGTGGTGGCGGTAAAAATGGTTTAATTTCATCGTTATGCCATTTCTTTATTAGTCCACTGCATGGAATAGATCGATACAATGTTTCAATTGTGGCCAACAATGAGAAACAAGCCAAAGTTTCTTTCCGTGAAGTCTATGATGCTATTAAAGGGGAAGAAATATTAGAAGATATGTTTTATCGAACTAAGGTTGAAATACTTAGTAATGATACCCAAAGTATTATGCAATATCATACATCTAATGCTGGTTCTAAGGATGGACTTCGTGACGGTTGTGTTATTTACGATGAAATTCATCGATATGAAAATTTTGATGTAGTAAATGTATTCTCTAGTGGACTTGGAAAAGTGCCAAATGCTAGAGAATTTTTTATTGGTACAGATGGATTTGTTCGCGACGGATTTCTGGACAAGACGAAAGAGCGAGCGATGAATATTCTAAAGGGAAAAGATTTAGAAGATCCGTTGTTTCCTTTCATTTGCAAGATTGATAATCCAGAAGAAATTGATAATCCTGATTTGTGGGAAAAAGCGAATCCGATGTTTAGTGAGCCAAGAAGTTCTTATGCTAAACAATTATTTAAAAAGGTATTAACCCAATATAAACAATTAGAAAATAATCCTTCAAACCGTGAAGAGTTCATAACAAAACGTATGAACTATCCCGAAACAGACCTAACAAAGTCTGTAGCTTCATGGGAAGAAATCATGCGTACTGGTTTTGAAGAGGATGGGGAAACACTCAGAGAAGTTCCAGATTTAAAACACAAAGTAGCTGTGGGTGGACTGGATTTTGCCAGCATCAAAGACTTCGCGGCGGTCGGTTTACTATTTAAACATGGTGAGGATTATATTTGGAAAAGTCATTCATTTGTAAGAAAAGGATTCTTAGATAAGGTGAAATTAAAAGCACCTATTTATGAATGGGCTGAAAATGGGTTGTTAACTATTGTGGATGAACCTGTAATTAATATTTCTCACATTGTAGATTGGTTTGTAAGAATGCGTGAGTTATACGGTGTTAATACAATTGTAGCCGATACTTTCCGTCTTGATCTTGTTAAAACGGCACTTGAAGCTGAAGGATTCACATTGTTATACATTCGTAATCCAAAAGCTATTCATTCTTTATTAGCTCCAAGGGTCGAAACGTTATTTGCAAACAATCGTATTATTTTTGGAAATAATCCATTAATGCGTTGGTACACCAACAACGTTTACGTCCATATCAAAAAAGACGGCAATAAAGAATACTTGAAAAAAGATGAATTTAAGCGCAAAACAGATGGGTTCCAAGCTTTTATTCATGCACTATGGCAAGCGGATAACATTCTCGTGGATGAATTCGACTTTATGCTAGATGGTATTAAATTCTAATAAAGGGGGTGATAATCATTGGATGGCTAGATTCAGTATTTAAAAGAAATAGTGAAGTGGGCTTTATGTTCGATATAGAAATGTTTATAGAAAAAGCGAATCGAATCCACATGAAACGACTTGCTATTGATACTTGTATTTCTTTTTTAGGTCGAACAATCAGCCAGTCAGAATTTAGAGTGAAAAACGGTGAAGAATTTGAAAAGAATGAGCTTTACTACCGATTAAATGTTAGACCGAATAAGAATATGACCGCAAGTACCTTTTGGGAAAGGTTCATTTACAAACTTATTTATGATAATGAAACTCTAATTATACAAGCTGATGATGGTGATCTACTTATTGCTGATGACTTTGAACATAATGAATATGCTGTGTTTGAAGATACTTTTACAAATGTCACAGTAAAAGATTATCAGTTTAAAAGAAGTTTTAAACAAAGTGATGTCATTCATTTAAGATATCGGAATGACAAGTTATCACCTCTTATTGATGGTTTGTTTGCCGATTATGGTGATTTATTTGGTAGAATATTAAATTCTCAAAAGCGTAAAAATCAAATTCGCGGAACAGTTGATATGGACATGCTTGCTGCAAAGAGCAAAGAACACCAATCAAAACTGCAAGAGTTTATTGATAACATGTATAAAGCGATTGGAGAAAAAGACGTTGCTATCATTCCGCAACAACCCGGTTTTAAGTATGCTGAAACCTCAGCTGGTGGGAATTCTGGTCAGAGTGTGGAGGAAATCAATAAAGTAACGAATGGCTTCTTAAATCAAGTAGCAATGGCTTTTGGTATTCCGACTGCTTTATTATATGGGGAAATGGCTGATGTAGAAAAACAAACGAAAAATTATATGCTTTTCACAGTGAAACCATTATTAAAAAAGATTTCAGATGAAGCAAATGTTAAATTTTTTGAACAAGAAGAGTACCTTTCAGGCCAAAAGATTGAAATTAAGGCCGTTTCTTATCAAAGTATATTTGATCTTGCGACAAGTATCGATAAACTCATTTCTTCAAGTGCATTTACAGGGAATGAAATTCGATTAGAAGTAGGATATGAAGTTTCTGATGATCCTAACTTAAACACACATCATATTACGAAAAACTATACAAGATTAACTCAATCTGAAGGAGGTGAGAATACAAATGACGGTGAAAATTGACGTTAAAGGACCTATTATTTCTAATGATGAAGCTTGGATTTATGATTGGTTTGAAATGGATGCTACAAGCCCAGGTAAGATTACAAAACAACTTGATAACGCGAATAGTGAGGATTTAATTGTATCAATCAATAGTCCTGGTGGTTATGTAGATGAGGGATCGGAAATTTACACAGCATTAAAAAATTATCCTGGTCATGTGGAAGTTCAAATTGTTGGTTTAGCAGCAAGCGCAGCTTCTGTAATTGCTATGGCAGGTGATAAAGTTCGAATTTCTCCAACAGCAAAAATCATGATTCACAACGCTGCTAAGTGGCATGGTGGAAATCATCGTGACATGGAAAAGGCGGCTGAGATGTTAAAAATAACAGACCGAGCGATTGTAAATGCCTATGTTATTAAAAGTGGTAAATCCGAGGAAGAACTCCTTAATATGATGGCTGAAGAAACTTGGATGGGTCCGCAGCAAGCATTAGAAAACAATTTTGCAGATGAAATCATGTTTATGGAAAATCCAGTTAAAACGACAGCTTCAACCGCTACTGCTGCCATGCTTCCACAGAAAGTAATCGATGGTTTTAGAAATGGAACAATGAACAAAAGCCAAGGGATTACAAAAGAAGATTTAACTGCAGCATTATCAGGGTTGAAAAATGAAATCCTGAATGATTTACAAAACAATATAGAAGAACAACCAAAGGAGCCTAATCCTAAACCTGTAAAAAACAGTGGGATTAAAGGGCTCCTTTTAAAATTATAAAAATTGGGGGAAACACATAATGGTTATTAAATTTAATAAATCTGAAGCATTTAATAAGGCAAAAGCAAAATTGACGGACACTTTAACTAACGCGGAAAGTACAGAACAAGAACAAACGGCAGCGTTTGAAGGTTTCTTTGATGCACTACAAACAGATGTAGCAAATACAGTTCGTGAACAAGTAAATAACGATATGCTTGATCGTTCAATTTTACAGCAACGTGGTCAAAATGTTTTAACTTCAGCAGAAACAAAATTCTTCAATGCAGTTGTTAAAGAAGGTGGATTTACAGATGGCTCAATCCTTCCTGTAACGACGCAAGAACGTGTATTTGAAGATTTAGTTACAGAACATCCCTTATTAGCTGAAATTGGTTTGCAAGATTTAGGAGCAGTTACGAAGTTTATTTATTCTGATGCAACGAAGGCGTATGTGTGGGGCGAATTATTCGGTGAAATCCGTGGTCAAATTGATGCCATCTTTAAACAAGAAAAAATTGGCCAACTTAAATTAACTGCATTTGCAGCAATTCCGAATGATATGAAGGAACTTGGACCAGAATGGATTGAACGCTATGTTCGAACTGTTTTAGTAGAAACATATTCCGTTGGTCTAGAATTTGGTTTTATTAATGGTGGCGGTTCTGTAGCACACCAACCAGTTGGCTTAATGAAAGATGTAAATCCAGAAACAGGCGCTGTTACTGATAAAAAGTCTTCTGGTAAATTAACATTTGCTCCGTCTGATAAAGGAGAAATTGTAGCAGGTGAACTTTATGAAGTAGTAAAAGCTTTATCTGTTGATGCAAAAGGGAAATCTAGAAAAGTATTAAATAAAATTGTAATGGTAGTTAACCCGATTGATGCGATTGGCGTACAAGCACGTAATACAATCCAGACATCAACAGGTCAATGGGTAATGGCATTGCCTTATAACATTAAACCTGTTGAGTGTGAGGAAGTCCCTGTTGGTAAAGCATTATTCTTTGTAAAAGGACAATATATTGCTGCAATTGCAGGAGGATATAAATTAAAAGAGTTTGATCAAACGTTAGCTTTCGAAGATGCTACGCTTTATACAATCAAACAGTTTGCTAATGGGAAACCAAAAGATAATAAAGCAGCTCTTGTATATGATTTGAACATTTCTTTCACACCACCTACAACTCCAGAAACTAAATAAGGAATGATGTGAATGGATAAGGTAATTTCGAACGGAATATTACAGGAATTTAAAGATAGGATGCACTTGGGTGATGATGAAGATGATAACCTAAAGCGCATCCTTTCTACATCTAATAAGGCATTACTTAGGATTTGTGGGAATTATGATTTAAATAATGACGAGGAATTCAAGGAATTAGTCTTTGAACGTTCTCGTTATGTTTATAACGATGCATTAGAGTATTTTGACAAGAATTTTTTAAGTCAAATTAATAGTTTAGGCATCGATAAAGCATTAGATGAAATTAAGTTGGACGGTGATTAATATGCGTCCTTTTCAGTACAAGAAACCACTGAATACAGGTGATTGTAGAAATCGAATTGTCATTGAACAACCTGAAGTTATAAAAGACGAATTGAATCAAGAAGTTGAAACAGGTAATTGGCAAGAAGTTAAAAAAGCATGGGCAATGATAAAAACGGTAAAAGGTTCGGAGTATATTGAAGCTTCGGCTTCACAGTCTACCCGGATTTATCGGTTTGTAATTCCTTATACAACAGGTATTACAGAATTAATGCGAATTAAAATGAAGGGTCGTATCTTTGATATTATCGAACCTCCAATGAATGATGATGAAATGTATCAAACATTGACTATTATCGCAAAGGAGCATGTTTAATATGAACGATTTTGCGAGCGAACTTGCTAGAGAGTTGCAAAGATATGCGAATGTTGTGGAAGAAGATATGGAGGCTGCGAAAGAGAAAGTAGCTGATGATCTTGTGGAAGAATTAAAGAGAAAAAGCCCCAAAAGTAAACGTACAAGCGGAAAAAAATATGCAAAAGGTTGGCGTAAGAAGAAAGATGGTGATGCAATCATCGTTCATAATGCATTGAAACCACAGTTAACACATTTATTAGAAAAGGGACATGCTAAAGCTACTGGTGGAGGGCGTGTACCAGGCAAAGTCCATATTGCTCCAGCTGAAGAAAAAGCGATAAATGAATTTACTGAACTTGTTGAAAGGGCGATTCGTCAATGACATTAGGTGAATTAACAAAAATCCTTGAAGCTACAGGTTATCCTGTGGCTTATTCGCATTTTAAAGCAACGCCAGGTAATCCTGTGCCAAGTACTCCGTATATTTGTTTTCTTGCTGATGGATCAGCGAACCTAATGGCAGATAACAAGGTTTATCACAAAATAAATGATGTGAATATTGAGCTTTACACAACTAAAAAAAACTTAGTTGCAGAAGCCAAACTTGAACAAGTTCTAGATGATTATGAGATTCCTTATGACTCACCAATTGAAGGAATTATTGAATCTGAAAATATGTATCAGAAAATATATGAAATGAGGTTGATATAAATGAATAAAGAAAATAAAGTTACGTTTGGTTTAAAGAATGTACATTATGTCCCATTTGATATTCAAGATTTTTTAGTAAAGTTTGCGACACCGATTCCATTGCCTGGTGGGGTTGAACTAACATTTGAGCCACGTGGTGATTTAATTGAATTCTATGCAGATGACATGCTGTACTATGCAGCAAGTAATAACCAAGGTTACGATGGAACATTAAACATCGCTACTATCCCAGAACAATTTGCTATTGATGCATTAGGTGAGCAATTAGATGAAACCGACGGTGTATTAAATGAATTAGCTGATGCGAAAGGGAAACCATTTGCATTACTATTTGAATTCGATGGCGATGTGAACGCGACTCGACATGTTATGTATAACTGTGCAGCAAGCCGTCCAACAATTGCATCTAAAACAAAAACAAATTCAGCTGAGCCAAATACAAATGAACTGAAGTTTGTTTCTAGTCCAATCGTTTTAGCTCCTGGTGGAAGACCTATGGTTAAAACAAAAACAACATCTAAAACAACTCAAGCTATTTATGATAATTGGTACAAAGAAGTATACGTAAAAAAACCAGCAGCACCAAAAGGAGCGTAATAGTAAATGGAAAAGACAATTACAGTAGATGGAAAAGACATTCGTTTAAAAAGTACAGGAGGGACACCAGTTCGATTTAAAGCGCAATTTGGAAAGGATTATTTCGCGCAATTACTCAAGTTAGCACCACTCGGTAAAATCGATATGGAAAATTTAGATCCAAGTAAGTTAGATAGTGTGGATTTTGAAGTGTTTTATAATCTTGTTTGGACTATGGCGAAAACGGCTGATCCAAAGATACCAGAGCCGATGGTATGGTTAGATTCATTTGATGAATTTCCAATCATAGAAATCTTAGAAGATATTCAAGACATGATAGCTTCCACAATTCAATCTAAAAAAAAGTTGTAGATAGCAATACTAATTGTCAACAAGGAGCGGATCAGGGTGATGTATTCACCACTGAGACGTTCCTTGTTTTGTGTTATAAATGCAAACTTACAAAGGCTGATTTAGAAGAAATGACAATTGGTATGTGCCTTGATTATATCGATGAGTATTTAGAAATGCAGAAACCACCACAAGAAAAAACGCGTAAAGCAACGCAAGCAGACTTTAACAATTTCTAAAGAAGAGAGGTGAGAAAATGGCAGGAAGAATTAAAGGGATTACGATTGAAATTGGTGGAAATACAGAGCCGTTACAAAACGCGTTAAAAGATGTAAACAAACGAAGTAACGATTTAACAAAAGAATTAAAAGATGTTGAACGTCTTTTAAAATTTAATCCAGGTAATGTTGAAGCATTAGCGCAAAAGCAACAATTACTTACACAAGCAATTGAAAATACAACCCAAAAGCTAGATAAATTGAAGGCAGCCGAACAACAAGTACAAGCTCAGTTTCAAAACGGAAAGATTTCTGAAGAACAATATCGTGCATTTAGGCGTGAAATTGAATTTACAGAAGGATCGCTTAATGGCCTGAAAGGGAAACTTGCTGGATTAAAAGCCGAACAAGAGAATGTAGCAAGTTCAACAAGGCAATTAGAAACCTTATTTAGAGCTACAGGGAAAAGTGTTGATGATTTTGCAGGAGCGTTAGGAAACCGTCTTGTGAATGCAATTAAAAGTGGTACGGCTACCAGTAGGCAGTTAGATCAAGCGATTGGTCTTATTGGTCGTGAAGCACTGGGAGCAGAAGCTGATATTGAAAAGTTACAACGTGCGCTTCGTTCTGTTGATGATGGTAATTCAATACAACAAGTTCGAAACGATTTAAGGGACCTTTCGCGTGAAGCTGAAAGAGCTGGGAAAAGCTTCAAAGAATTAGATATTGGTTTAGAAAATATGCTAGGTGGAGCGATGGCGGCTGGAGGTATATCAGGAGTAATTGAAAAGGCTCTTGATACTTCTAAACTAAAAACAAAAATTGATGTAACTTTTGATGTTCCACCTTCTTCAAAGAAATCAGTTGAACAAGCTGTCCGTGGAATTGAAGCATATGGTGTAGATGTGGAGGAAGCTCTAGAAGGAACGCGTAGGCAATGGGCTTTAAACAAAAATGTAAGTGATGAAGCAAATACAGCTATTGTAAAGGGAGCTTCAGCAATTGCGACTTCTTATGCAGGGATTGATTTTACAGAATTAATCCAAGAAACAAATGAGGTTGGCAGTGAATTAGGAATAACAAATGATAGTGCTTTAGCTTTAACAAATGCATTATTAAAAATGGGGTTTCCTCCAGAACAATTAGATATCATTGCTGAATATGGCGGGCAGTTAACACGAGCTGGGTATACAGCTGAAGAAGTACAGGCGATTATGGCAGCTGGTGTTGATACAGGCACTTGGAATATTGATAATCTCTTAGATGGCCTGAAAGAAGGGCGTATTAAAGCGGCTGAATTTGGTAAAGAAGTCGATAAATCAATGAAGGAATCCCTTGAAGGTACGAAAATTTCAGCCGATCAATTACAAAAATGGGGGCAATCTGTAGCAAAAGGCGGTAAAGAAGGTTCAGCCGCTATGACAGATATCGCTAAAGCTTTAAATCAGATTGAGGATGAAACGAAGCGAAATGAAATTGGCGTTAAGCTCTTCGGTAGATGATAAATTGTGCCGAAGTAAAATCGCGGTATAAAGCAAAGAGGGTGCGAATCCTAATTTGAACCGAAGGCTATACGAAGTATAGTCAGGGGCAGAGCATAGAAGGTGAAAAGATATAATCCTTCCACGAGACCGCGACACTTTATAAGTGAAAACGTATGCCGAACTTACAGGAAATGAACTGTAAGAGGTAGAGGATAAAAAACCTTTACGATAACAAAATGACAATGTTTGAGGACCAAGGCCAGAATATTATTGATACACTGTTGAATGCTAAAGATAAAGTGATTGATTTAAACGTAAGCCAAGAAGAACTAAATGAAATGATAAAGAAAATGGATGCAAGTCCAGCTGTAAGGTTTCAAAAAGCAATGGGTGACTTAAAAATGGCACTTGAGCCGCTTTTAGGCATAGTAGCTAATATTATTGGAGCTTTTGCAAGTTGGATTTCAGCGCATCCAGCATTAGCCGCAGCATTAACAACGGTTGCTGTAGCATTAGGGATTTTAATTGGAGCTTGCATGGCTCTAGCCCCGGTATTTGTCACCTTATCCAGTATAGCTGGAATAGTAGGTGTAAGTATTGGGGCTGTTGCTGGTCCAGTTGCATTAGTGGTAGGAGGATTTATAGCCGCCACCGCAGCGATAGTTGGATTGGTAATCGGGATTAAGAAGTTGTGGCAAACAAATGAAGGTTTTAAAAATAGTATTACTGGCGTGATAAGTGGCATACAAAGTTTTATCGATATATTAGTATCATTAGGTAAATATCTATTCTATACGGCTGTTGATGGGGATTATTTAAATGATTGGATTACACACTTACCAAAAGGATTCCAAGATGCAGCTGAAATGATTGGATTAGCAGTTAGTAAAATACGTGAAGCGTGTCTTCATCTATTTGATGCTGTGAAAGCTGTTTTTTCGGGAGATTTCAGCCAATTAGGAGAGATTTTTAAGACAATTGGTCCTTCTATAGCAGGAGCAATTATTGGTGGTCTTCCTGGTGTTCTTGTTTCTGTATCTCGTTATTTACCAGCGATTGCAGAATACTTGAATGCAAACTCTGGAATTATTCTTGAAACTATTACAAACATCTTTACTAATATAGCTAATTTCGTAACAACAGCATTACCGCAATTTCTTGAAGCTGGATCTCAAATGATTTCAAGTCTTGTGAATGGTTTGGTTGTAGCGGCTCCAATTATTCTTGAAGCCATTGTTGGAATCATTAATACGATTTCACAAATGATTGCAACTTATCTTCCTATGATTGTTCAAACGGGGATTCAAATTATTCAAACCTTAATTTCTGGAATTGTACAGGTCTTACCTACGCTTATAGAGACAGGTCTTCAATTGATTATGACTTTAATTAATGGAATTATGTTGATGATTCCACAATTAATCCCAATAGCTGTAACGATTATTCAAACCATTATTAATGGAATCATGTCATTTTTACCTCAGCTAATTGAAATGGGGATAAATTTACTAGTTTCACTAATTACAGGAATTACACAAGCTTTACCTATGATTGCATTAGCAATTATCACAGTCATTACGACTTTGATTGAAGCCATTACAGCAAATTTACCTATGATTATTGAAGCAGGTGTGAAAGTTTTAACAAGCTTAATAGATGGAATCATAAAAATGCTACCGCAATTAATAGATTTAGCAATAAATCTTATAACGAAAATAGCTGATACATTACTAGCAAACTTACCTAAAATAATTGAATCGGGTATAAAAATTCTAATGGCTATTATCGATGGAATTGTAAAAGTCTTACCGCAACTTATTAATGCAGCCTTAGATTTAATTGTTAAAATTGCATCCACATTAATCGCTAACTTGCCAAAGATCCTTGAAGCTGGTATCAAAATTTTGCTCATGTTAATTACTGGTATTATAAAACTTCTACCAGAATTAATATCCGCAGCATTAAAACTTATCATTACTTTAGCAGGAGAATTAATTAAAAATTTACCTAAAATCCTTGAAGCTGGTGTTCAATTGATTTGGGCTTTAATAAAAGGGATTGTAAGCATGGTAGGACAATTAGGGTCTACAATCGTAACAGATATTATACCGAAGATTGTTGATACTTTAAGAAAAGTTGATTTAATTAAGATAGGGAAAGACATTATAAGCGGTCTGATTGACGGTATTGGTAGTATGGCTGGAAAAGTAATGGACAAAGTTAGATCAATTGGTAACAGCATTTTAGATGGTTTTACTGGATTCTTTGATATCCACAGTCCATCACGTGTGATGCGTGATAAAGTTGGTAAACATATTGGTAGTGGTCTTGCAGTCGGTATCCAACAATCTTCAGGTGTAGTTCTTCAAGTAGTACAAGACCTATCAAATTCTGTATTTGGTATTCTAGAAAACACCTTAAATGCATTTAATCGTTCAAATATGAATGGAATGATGAATAATAATCCACTTCAAAAATACTTTGAAGCAATATTTGAAGACGGTGATTATCTAAATGACTGGATTACACATTTACCAGTGGACATGAGAGATGCATTGAAAGCAGTTGGTAAAGAACTAGAGGGTTATGATGTTAATAGTGGTATGAGTGCTGATAACCCTGTAGCACGTTATATACGTAGTGTGTTAGAGAGTGGCGATCCATTTCAAGAAATATTAGAAGAGGAATTTGTAGAATCAGGAAAGTGGCTAGAAATCGGTAAAAAAGTTGCTGGATTTAGAGAACAAATTTTTAAAGACTTCTATAATGATCCGAATTTAAATCCAAATAAAGATAACATGTTATCCTCCGCATTTGAAAACATCTTTAATACTGTGAATAATACTTTTAAACAGTTTAGTCAAATGGGTAACAGCGCTGGAAAAAGTATTGGGGATGGACTTGCGGAGGGAATGAAAAATTCAATAGGGATTATTAATCAAGCTTCTAAAACAATGAGTGCAGCAGCAGTACCAACCGTTAATGTAGGCAATTTAGGGGCGCAAGCTAATGGATTGTATCAAACTCAAAGAATAAATGGTGAATTTGCGGTCCCAGGTGGGGGTTTAGCAATTGAAGTGCCTGTTAATTTAGATGGACGAGAAGTTGCACGTGGTACTTATCGATATACAACTGAATATCAAGATAGAGAAAACAAGAGAAACTCAGCCTTTTAGGTTTGGGTTTCTTTCATTTTATAAAGAAATGAGGTGTCAACATGAGTTCTTTTACATTTAATAACGAAAGAAAAGAATATATCCAAATAGAAAAAGGATGGAGTCCACCAACATGGGCACCTTTGAAACGTAATTTTTTAAAAGTTCCTGGATATCCTGGTGCAAGATTATTGAATACAGATACTGAACCGCGTCCGCTTCCTGTACCTGTTGGAATTATCGTTCCGGATGGGATGGATTTAGAAACATTAAAAGAAGAAATTGCGGATTGGTTAATTACAGATCAAGCGGCTGAGCTAACTTTTGATACAAAACCAGATAGGACATATATTGCTGTTATTGATGAGGATTTTGATATTGATGATTTTGTTACCCTAGGAAAAGGTACTTTGAAATTCATTTGTCCGATGCCTTATAAATTAGGAAAAGTACAGACTCACACTTTCACACAAAGTTGGTCTACTGAGATTACTTCTTATTTCACGAATAAAGGAAGTGTAGAAGCTCCAGCATTAATTGAAATGACTGTAAAAAAACCAAGCACTTTTTTAGATGTATGGTTCGGTAAATATCCTTTAGAACGAAACTATTTCCGTATTGGATATCCATTAACTGTGGAAGAATCCACTGTCCAAGAGCGCGAGCGTGTGTTATGGGATGAAATGGCTTCACCTATAGGCTGGACTCCTGTCACTGGACAAGTTGAAGAAATGAAAGGTACTGGTACATTTAAATCAAGAAATGGATATGCGCTTTATTGCGAAGATTACGGACAAGAAAAAGGTTTTCATGGTGCGATAGCAAAGAAAAGTATTCCAGGTGGACCATTACAAGATTTTGAAATGGAGACATGGGTTACTTTGAAGTCTAAAAGTATTGGTGAAATGGGACGTGTTGAAGTCCTACTCTTAGATGATGCCAGTAATATAGTAGCACGTATAAATATGAATGATTTATATGCGGAAGCTGAAATTACAAAGGCATATATGAAAGTAGGTAATAATGGAACACCGAATAGTTTTCGGAAATTAGTTGATACAAGTGGATATTATTCGAATACATTTAACCAATTCCGAGGGCGTTTACGTATCGCTAGGCGTGGGAAGGTGTGGTCTGTTTATGTCGCTAAATTTATAGATGGTACTGAAACAGATGGCGCTTCATTAGTTGAACGTTGGATTGATGAAACAGGAAATCCGATGACAGAACGTAAAATTGCACAAGTTATGATTGCGATTTGTAAGTGGGATAATTACCAGCCTGTTAATGAAATACAAATTGATGATTTAAAGATTTGGAAGGCAAACAAAGTCCCTTCTAATACAAAACCGTATATTTTCGATGCAGGAGATAAAGTAATTATCGATACAGAAAGAAGCCTTGTTACGATTAACGGGAAAGATGCTATCAATATTAAAGATATATTTAGTGAGTTTCCTAAGATTATACGTGGAGATAATCGTATTGATATTATGCCACCAGATGTTACAGCTACAATCAGTTACAGGGAGCGATACAGATGAGAACGCCAAGTGGTGAATTGCATGTTGTTGATTTTAAAACAGAACAAATTGTAGCATCTATTCAGCCTACAGATTATTGGGATGATAAAAGACATTGGGAAATCAAAAATAACATTGATACATTAGAGTTTCATGTATTTGATAATACAAGGCATTCATCCACACTTATGCAGCAAAACTTAGTATTAAAAGAAGTGCGTGATGGTCGTATTGTTCCTTATATAATTACTGAAATTGAAAAGAATTCTGATGATAGATCAGTAACCGTTTATGCATCTGGTGAATGGGTTTTACTTGGTAAAGCAAATTATATTTCTCCACAAAGATTTGAATCAAAAACAGCACATGAATTAACGTCCGTAGCTTTGGCAGGGACCGAATATGAAATAGGGAATATTGAGTATTCTGGATTTCGCACAATGATTATTGATGAATTTATTGATTCGTTGAGTTTTCTAAAGAAGATTGCTTCTTTATTTGAGTTAGAAATTCAATATCGCATTGAAGTTGTGGGTAATCAAATTAAACGCTACGTTGATATGGTAAAAAAACGTGGTCGAGAAACAGGGAAAGAAGTAACTCTTGGTAAAGATTTAATGGGGATTAAGCGTATTGAAAACTCTCAAAACATTTGTACTGCCTTATTAGGTTTCGTAAAAAAAGAAGGCGGAGAGTTTATTACCATCACAGAAATAAATAACGGTGTTCCTTATCTTGTGGACAACGATGCTTTTCAAAGATGGAGTGAGAAGGGACAGCATAAATTTGGATTCTATAGTCCAGAGACGGAAGACCAAGATATGAATCCAAAGCGTTTAATGACTCTTATGAATACAGAGTTAAAAAAACGTGTAAATGCGTCTGTTTCATATGAAGTTGAAGCACAATCAATTGGTCGTGTGTTCGGACTGGCCCATGAGTTAATTAATGAAGGCGATACAATTCGAATTAAAGATACGGGATTTACACCCAAGCTTTATTTAGAAGCAAGAGCAATCGCTGGTGATGAATCGTTTAAAAATCCATTGCTAGATAAATATGTATTTGGAGATTACCATGAAATTGTTGATCCAAATGAGGAATTAAGAAAAATTTACAATCGTATTCTTAGTTCGCTAGGCAATAAACAAGAAATGATTGATCAGCTAGATAAATTGGTTCAAGAAGCTAACGAAACCGCTAATAATGCAAAGAAAGAATCAGAAGCAGCGAAAATACTTGCTGAAAAGGTACAAGAAAATATAAAAAATAATACCGTCGAAATCATAGAATCGAAGAACCCACCGACAACAGGATTAAAGCCTTATAAAACACTTTGGCGTGATATTAGTAATGGAAAGCCCGGTATTTTAAAAATATGGACAGGTACAGCGTGGGAATCGGTTGTACCCGATGTTGAATCGGTTAAACAAGAAACACTTGAACAGGTTAATAAAGATATTCAATCTACAAAAACAGAGTTGAATCAAAAGGTTCAAGAGACACAGAATCAAGCAACAGGGCAGTTTAACGAAGTGAAGGAAGGCTTACAAGGTGTTAGTCGGACAATTTCTGATGTGCAAAACGAACAAGGCGATATTAATAAAAAAGTGACTCAAATAGAACAAACTTCAGATGGATTTAAAACTTCTATCGAGTCGTTAACGAAAAAAGATACTGAAATTAGCAGTAAATTAAATACGGTTGAATCAACTGTGGAAGGCACAAAGAAGACGATTTCCGATGTACAACAAACAACTAATGATTTAAAGAAAACAACTACTGACATAAAAGAAGAAGCTGGGAAAATTTCTACAAAATTAGAGCAGGTTGAAGCTCGTACAGTAGGCGGTGAAAATTGGCTTATTAACACTGGGCCAAACGAAAAACCACAAACAATTGGAATGGTCGGAGGTGCCCAAGTAAACAAAGCTAAATTCGCTGTACAGCCTGGTGAATACATCGTGTTAGAGTGTTCGGATCATACCGACTCTTTCTATCAATTCCATTTAGATAATACAAAAATGGGAGACTTTGAAAGAAGTAAAGACATGACACTCTCTCTGGATTTACAAAATGACGTTCATGTTGACTTCATTTTATTCCAGTTTATCAATGGCGTATGGAGTGAAAATGTACAAAAGGGAGTACCTGCATCAAATGTTTGGAAACGTGAGGTATGGACATTCAATATTGATACGCGCGCTACTGGTTGGGGATTACGTTTAAGATTCGCCAGAAATACAAATTCCATTGGTAAAAGATTCAGATTAAAAAAAACCAAACTTGAAAAAGGGTCAATTCCCACTGATTTCAGTAAGTCAACTTATGAGTTGGAACAAAGTGTGGATGGCGTAAAAACTACTGTAACAAATGTTCAAAATAGCCAAGCTGGATTTGAAAAGCGTATGTCTAATGTGGAGCAAACAGCAAGCGGACTATCCTCCACAGTTAGTAATTTAAATAATGTAGTATCCGATCAAGGGAAAAAGCTTACTGAAGCTAATACAAAACTTGAACAACAGGCAACCGCAATCGGAGCAAAAGTTGAACTTAAACAAGTAGAGGATTATGTTGCTGGGTTTAAGATTCCTGAGTTGAAGCAAACAGTTAATCAAAATAAACAAGATTTATTAGATGAATTAGCTAACAAGCTTGCAACTGAACAATTTAACCAGAAGATGACTTTAATCGATAACCGCTTTACTATTAACGAACAGGGAATCAATGCCGCGGCAAAAAAGACAGAAGTATATACGAGGATACAAGCAGATGGACAATTTGCAAAAGACTCTTATGTAAGAGATATGGAATCTCGTCTTCAGTTAACTGAAAAGGGCGTTAGCATATCTGTAAAAGAAAATGATGTCATTGCAGCCATTAACATGAGTAAAGAAAACATTAAGTTAAATGCTGCACGAATAGACTTAGTTGGTAAAGTTAATGCTGAGTGGATTAAAGCTGGATTGCTGAGTGGTTGCCAAATTAGAACATCAAATACGGATAACTACGTTAGTTTAGATGACCAATTCATACGTCTCTATGAAAGAGGAGTTGCTAGAGCATTTCTGGGGCATTACAGAAGATCAGATGGTGCAGTCCAACCGACTTTCATCTTAGGTTCAGATGAAAAGACTAACGCTCCAGAAGGTACTTTGTTTATGTCTCAAGCAGGTGCAGGATGGTCAGGGGCTTATGCGAGCATTGGTATTAGCAATGGCATAGTTGATGGTGCAGTCCAAAAGTCTGTGTATTGGGAGTTGCAAAGAAACGGACTAAGTGTTCTAAACGCTAATGATTACCATGTTTTTTATGCAGGGAATGGGAGTTGGTATTTCAGACGAGGAAAAACTGGATTATATCAAACTTCGTTAGTCGTTGAAGATAATAGTACAGAGTCTGATTTAAGATTACCTAATGTAACTATACGTAATAGTCGTGCAGCGGGATATACAGGCGTTATTCAATTGAAATCCTCTGTTACTCAAAATGGCTGGGGTGCTGTTCAAGGGAATTTTATGACTCCTTCATTACGAGAGTATAAATCTAATATCCGTGATATCTCTTTTTCCGCCTTAGAAAAAATTAGAAGTCTTAAAATTAGACAATTTAATTATAAGAATGCTGTAAACGAACTATACCGGATGAGAGAAGAGAAAGGTCCCGATGATACACCATTGACAACAGAAGATATTAAAACATACTACGGTTTAATCGTAGATGAATGTGATGAAATGTTTGTGGATGAAAGTGGGAAAGGGATTCACTTATATTCATATGCATCCATTGCAATGAAAGCTTTACAGGAAGTTGATGTAACAGTACAGGAACAGGAGATGGAAATAGCAAATCTAAAATCACAAATAGCTAGTCAAGAAGATCGGATAGCCCGATTAGAAGAATTATTACTACAGCAATTAATAAATAAGAAACCAGAGCAGCCATAAGCTGGTCTTTTTATTTTGCACAAAATATGGCTTTTATAACAAATGCAGCCTGTTCATGACAAGTTTTTTATAATAAGATGTTAATTAGTTATAAAAAATTCAAGCCTTTTAAGGTTAGGAGTGTCGTGAAAAATTTATGTCTTACAGAGGGTGGAAGGGGAATAATCTAGAATTTAATTGATGTGATATGGGGTGAAGGAAATGGAAAAAGTAAGAAGACCTATTGTTAGAGAGTATTTAGATAGTATAGAAGAGTTAGATGATATTCTTGCTATTGTGTTGAAAACACATCTTTATACGGAATATTGGATTGATCAATTAGTAAAGGAAGTTTCTTTAACTGCAAATGAATCAATCAAGTATTCATTTGCAGTTAAATTAAATTTAATTTATAACATGGGATGTATCCCTGAGGATCTTTATTTAAATATAAAGAAATTAAATAAATTGAGAAATCAATTTGCTCATAATCTAGACTTTGATATTAACGATGCAGATTGGAATTATGTAGTTAGACAAGAGGGTCTCGCATTAAGTGATTTCGAAACAGTAAAAGAGAAACTTTTGATAGTAGGATTAGAAACATTTGCTTGGTTAAATAACGAAGCGGTTGGAGTTTTAATGAAAAAAGAATACTTAGAACACGTTGAAAAAGAGAGCTGAAGCCAGCTCTCTTTTATTTTTGTAAAGGAGGTAAAAATAATGGAAGAACAAGTTTTTAATGTAATGCTATCACAGGGCGCTTTTGGCGCTCTTTTTGTTTGGCTTTTATTCTCTACACGTAAAGAAAGTAAGGAATTATTGGGATCGACACGTCAAGAAAATAAAGAGCGTGAAGATAAGTACCAACAAGTAATTGAAAAGAATCAAGAAGTTATTGAAGAACAAGCAAAGTCATTTGGTTCTTTATCTAAAGATGTATCAGAGATCAAACAAATTCTTGGTACGAAAGGTGAGAAATAAAATGAAAAAATCAATCAAATTAGTTTCCTCTATATTTATGACTCTATTGCTCCTGTTAAGCGTTGCTACAGGAGCTTTTGCTGATAGAACACTTATTATCCCTGATTTACCAAAGCAGTCATACCGCTATGGCGTAGGCGCTTATGAAGGAGTTGTGGCGCATTCTACAGCGACTCCGGAAGCTCCAGCTATTAATATCCAAAAGTATGAAACTCGCACATGGCGTTCAGCATTCGTACATTATGCAGTTGATTGGAATGAAACAATCCAAATTGCTGATACGAAATATATTGCATACGGTGCAGGACCAGGAGCAAATAAACGATTTGTTCACGTAGAATTATGCGAAACAAAAGATTATGAGAAATTTAAACGCAGCTATGATAAATACGTTAAGTTATTAGCTAAAATTCTTCGTGATCGTGGATTATCTGTAGAAAAAGGATTATGGACTCACTACGATGTTACAAAATATCTTGGTGGAACTGATCATGAAGATCCACTTGATTATTTACGTAGTCATGGAGTTTCAGAAGCGCAATTTAGAGCAGATGTACAACGTGTATACAGTAATTCTAATGCTGATGTTTCTGTTCCTGAGAAACCATCTAAACCAGCAGAAGTTCCAACAGCTGTGGCAGATGGCATTGCTTATATTGAAGGCTATAACGTTAATTTACGTAAAGGACCAGGTACAAGCTATTCTAAGATTCGTCAGTTAAACAAATCAGAATCTTATGTTGTATGGGCTGAAAAGGATGGCTGGCTAAACCTTGGCGGTGAGCAATGGATTAAAAATGATCCATCTTATGTGAAGTTTAGTAAGAAAAGCACAGTGGATTCTAATATTGTAGGGAAGCGTGTTGTTTCTAAAGTTAATAATTTACGATTTTATGACGCTCCATCTTGGCAAGATAAAGATGGAGCGGGTTCTGTAGATGCAGGGTTAGGTTTCACAATTGATACAAAAATAAACGTCAATGGATCCCCGCAATTTAAAGTACACAATAGCAAAGGCAAAACATACTATGTAACAGCTAGTAATGTATATGTACTTGTGAATTGAGAATAATAGCCGACTCGATATAAATGTCGGCTATTATTATTTTAACTTTGACAACAATTCCTCTACTCCGACACCATCTATTAACAATACTTTTAATGAAGGAGTTATTTTAATTATTTCTTCATTATCTAAATCTCTAAAATCCACTGTATATAATCCGAACCTTTCTTTTCCATCTACATATAATAATGAGACATTTTTATATGTTTGTGTTACTATTTAAAATGATTTATTATTTGAAACGCATTTGCTTTCATTTAAATTTATTTAAAGTGAGGATACTATGAATATATTTTTAGATACTACAATCATGTTTTCAGATCCATTTTTGAAAAAGAACTTTAATCGAAGTTTTTTAGGTTTAACTCGGGATTACAAAGATATAAAATTTTATATGTCTGAGGTTGTTTATAAAGAAAGTAAAAGGCATTTTGAAAAAAATATAACAAAGCATTTAACTGATTTACAAAGAATAACGAAAAATTTACAAGATCATCGTAATGGTTATTTTACTGAAACAATAGATATAGAAAGTGAAAAAGAAACAAGAATAAATGAATTTGAAAACTTTTATAAGGAGTTGGAAAGTGAAGGGGTATTACATATAATTCCTTGTCCTAACGAAATATTATCTGAACTTATAAATAGGGCAGTAAATAGAATTAAACCTTTCCAAGAGAATAAATCAGAGTTTAGGGATGCCGCAACATGGCTAACATATGTAAATTATGTCGAGAAATTAAATATGTCGGACTGTTATTTTATTACTGGAAATGTAAATGATTTTTGCGATGAGTCGAAAAAGAATTTACATCCCGATTTACTCAAAGATTCAACAAAATTTAAGACATTTGTAAGCTTTTCTAAGCTTGCTCAAGAAGATGATAAGGTTAAATCTTATATTGAGAAAAAACAAGAGAAAGAAAAAGAAATAAAAGAATGGATTATGGAAAATGATATTAATGAAAACTATGTGCTTGAATATTTTAATGATTCTAGTTTAAATGGTTTATTTAATAACATACACACTATTTGCTCTGACTATATAACTTCTTTAACTCGTGTTTCATTAGATATTCCATTTTTCGACGGTTTGCCTATACTGGATGATATAGATATGTTTGATATTCAAGACTTTAACATAGAAATAATAGCAGAAAAAATTATTATTTCTGGGGAATTAGTTATAGAGGCTGAATGTTACCTTCAAAATATTTTTAGAATAGGTGAAAACACCATAAGTGACGATATTCCTTTTTCAATAGGACTTTTGCAACCATTTTCTTTTATACTTGAAGAAGATAAATCTATGACTAATTTACAATTAGAAGAAATCGGTGTGTATCGTAAGGCTAAAGTTCATGAAGAAATATATTTTTAATTTAAACTATACTAGCAATTAAAAAATATAAAGAAAAGGACTGGTGCATGCAAGCCAGTTCTTTTCTTTATATAGTACAGATTTATCTACTTTTCTATTCAACTAAAGAATGTTTTTTACAGTTTACACATATTTATAAATAGAATTATAGCAGGAAAATGCTAGTACAGTATATAGAAGTAGCGAGTAAAAAACCTAAATATTAAGGTAAATGTTATAATTTTAGATAAAGGGATGTATCGATTTAAGGAGGAGACATCATGAAACAAAAAATTCCAAATGTCACAGGAGAGATAATATTATCTTATAAAGAGAACGGTTATCAAGTAGTATTAGATGAATTTCAAAATGCAAAATGTATTAATATTGTTACTTATAATATTAATACATATGAACCAAATTCAGTATTAATTAAAGAACTTAGGAAGTTGAATAAATCCACTAAAATAACGATTATTCTTAATATTCCGGATGGGAGTTACTTGAAAAATTTCAAAAACAAAATAGTACAAAATGATATTGATAAAGTTAAACAAAAAATTAAATATGCTTTAAGTGTTCTGGAGCAGGGGAAGTTTGGAAGTTTAGAGGTGTATATCAACCTTGAGAATCATGCAAAACTAATTATGACTGATACTATCGCATATATTGGTTCACAGAATTTTTCTGATGCTAGCGAAAGTAAATTAGAATTAGGGTTTTTAGTAAAAAATCCAAAAGTAATTAGAGATATTGAGAATAGTATTTTTACAGCAATTAAAAATAAATCAATTTACTGTATCACATCTGAATATAGAGCTACCATGGAAGAAATATCTGTAGATATGAGGGATATGTTGCAAAATATTCGAAATGACATTTTAACATGGGTTGGAGATGAACCTTATGTTCCTTATCAAGAGATATTTAGTATTGACGATGCTCATTTTCACAGAGAAAGGTGGGATGAATTTAGGGGATTTTATTATAATTTTGAAGAAATAATTGAAAAACTAATTAATGAGTATCCTTCTGAATTTAATAAAGAAAAGGCAAACAAAAAAGTTGGACTTCTAAGGAAACTAGTTAAACAGCTTGTATTTGAATTGGACGAATTAGCTAATTTTAAAACAAAACAAGCAGATACAATGCTATGGGATAAGTTTCAAGAACTAGATGTAGGGGAAAATATGGAAGAAGCTTTAGAGGATGCAATGTATTATGTAGAAAATTATAAGGAAGAGAAATTCGGAGAAATAGAATATAAAGGAAAGGAGTTAATTAAAACATTTGATGATATAGAAGAATGTATAAAGGATATTGAAACAATAATTGATGAAATAAAGGATGCTATGGTACAAAAAGCTATTCGTCAAAACATAAAGAAAATTTTAAAAGATATTAAGAATAACTGATAAACGGCTTGGGTGTCTCATTTTTAGGTCTTTAGTTTTATTTGTGGATAGTTTGTCATTTTTATTTCTATGAAATTAATAGAAGAATATAAAAAAGTGCTAACAAGTTTGCAAACGGACTTGCTAACACCTATACAGAATAGACATAAATTCTCGCTGATATGTCGTCTTTGAAAATAGCTTTAATCAGCTAAATCACGCTTATACGAAATGCTTATAAAAACAGTCTTAATATCAAGAATATAATCATCCAGATATTTCTTTGCTTTTGAGACGAAAACGGGGCATGATTTTAATTTCTACTCCGGAATTTGCATCGAATAATAACAAATTACGGTTTGTAAAACTAAAAGTACAACAAGCTACAAACGGTATTAAATGGATTAAGATATTTAGGAATTTAAAAGATGATTTTCATATAGGTGGAGAAGTTGAATTGGAGCATATTCTTCAATATCCGAAAGATTATATGCTAGGAACAAATCTTAGAGTATTGCTTCCATACAATGAGAGAATATATAAAGTTCAAGGTACTAAAATAAAACCAGGTATAAAAGTAAAGGAAAGAGAGTATCTATTTAAAGCGTTTCAGCAAAAATTCGCTTATTTCACATTAATACCAGAATGTAAGAAACTACAAACAAATAATGAAAACGAAATATTCCCTTTAATTGCTCCAAAAGGATTAGAGACTATAACGTTAGAAATATGGTCTGAAAAAATATCGATGGAAGTAGAGCAAGCGTTATTTGAAAGCGAAATGGTGTTAGCTCAAATCAGTGAGTCATCATATGTATTACATGCAGATTCTCCAGTATTGTTAAAAATAGTAAGATGTAATATTGAAAAAGTATTGCAAAATCCATATAAGATGCAATATTGCCAGAAGTATAAAACGGATTTAGTAGAGGATGTTATAAAAGCGATTTATGCTACTGCAGGTAAGCGCAATGATGCGACATTGGCGTTAATTGCAATGAAAAATTGTGATGGACGTGAAAAAATTGATCCAAAACAAATCGTTAGAGAAGGATTTGCACGAACAAACCGTATTTCAGCATTTATTAATTTATTTATAGGCCAAAGTGTATCCCGTAAAACGATTATAAATGGTATTTTTAGTTTATTAGAACAAAGAGGATTTTTAAAACGTAGTTGGAATAAGATAAATTTACCTTGTACATATGTTAATTTATCAATTGAACGAATCTCGAAATTTGATTTCTTACCCATTTTTTCACAAATAAAAGGAAAAGAAATTTCATATAAATTATATGGGAATACAGAGTGGCAAACGATTGATTATTTATTGTTAAATGTAAATAAACATAATGCCTTTTTACCGCAGCCTTCAAAAAGAAATGACATGGGCATTCAATTTAAACAATTTGTTTCTGAAACATTAACGGAAATTTTACAACATGCAAAAGAACAAAATGAGCAAGTATACTTCATAATAGATGCGAATGTAAGAAAACATTGGATAAAAGAGTTACAAAATGAAAAAATTGATATAGATACTTTCCCTGACATTGTTCCAGATGCGCTAAAGGTTCCAAACTTAAATGCTGTAAGAATAAATGCATCTTTTGATGTGCCAAAATACGGTGTGATAGAATGTGATGATGTACTGGATAGTACAAGTTTATATATAGATCAAAAAGGAATGTATTATAGCACTGGTGAGTATTCGTCTAATGGTAGTGAAACCTTACATCGATATATACTTGAAATATTCCCGCTAGGTGTAAAAGCTGTTGAAAGGAACTATATTGCCAAAATGGTACATTACATGTGCTGTAATTCAAGTATGCTTTTGGAAAAGAATATACACATGCCATATCCCATGCATATGGCGAAAGTAATAAAGAGCTATTTGACGGATATAGATGCAAGAGAGTTTAAAGAGTTTGATGATGAATTGGATGTAGATATTATAAAAATAGAAAAGGAAGATTCGATTATTCGGATTTAAATAATAGTAGACAAATCCTGTTCATTATATCGGTCAGGATTTGTCATTTTTTCATGTAAATAAGGATATCTTTTGTCATGTATCTTTTCTTTTACATATTTACTTTATTTCCATACAGGATTAAGATGTTTTTTAGAAATAAAAAACTACATCATACGGAAAAGCTATATGAATTGACTCAAAAGAAATTTGAAAGGAATGAGGAATTGTGAAGAAATTAGATGTGCTATTAATGCTATTGAGCGGCCTCTTTCCAGTTGCAGGAATTTTAAAGCAAATCCCACTAGAACAATCTTTATATATTGGAGGCCTTTTATTTTTTACTAGTTTCGGTAGTTATTTTGCGAAAAAAATATATTCACGTATATGTAGCTGGATAGCGTATGCGCCATTTATTACACTATTGTTAATCATTTGGCATCAAGATATTTCAACTAGTTCAATAATAGCGAATGCGAAAATTGCCGCTTGTATCGCTTTAGTCCCATGTTTATTCCGTTTTCGTACATATGGACTTACTTTCGGTTTATTTGCATTATGGTCCGCTTTACTTTGGGATATGAAAGAAGTACAGTCATTAGTCATACTTGAACGTATGTCTAGCTTAATGACAAGCAATTTCAAATATATCATGCTTTTAGTTGGTGGACTTATATTTGGTGGATTACTTGCGATGTTAATTCACCGCAAAGAGAAAGATGATAATAAAGAAAATATAAATCTATTTAAACAAAAAAAGAAACGCAAAAAATTATCCTTTAAGATTCCACTTCCAAGATTACCTAAATTTAGGATGAAATTATTTAAGTTTGGTAAAAAAGTATCAAAACGAAAAACACCAGAAAAACTACATGAGCATAATTACGAAGAACCGGCTCCAGCTGCAACATATGAAATGAAAGAGCAAATACATCAATATAAAGAAGGTACTGTTCAAGGACAAACAAGGATGGAACGTCGTAGAAATAGGTATAATGCATAAGAAATATTAGTAAGCCTTTAATGATTTATCATTAAAGGCTTTTTTGTAATTACATATAGATTGCTAATGAGAAATTTATAGCATAATCTAAAGCTGAGGACTCCAATAAAATAACGGGAGGATAAAATGCTTATTATTACAATAATGTAAGGTTTATGTAATGATAATCGATAGTAAATTAAAGTGTTTGATTGTATTTTTAATATGGTTTAAAAGTACTGTTTATCTATAAGGGTAAATAATATTCATTTAGGAAGTGTAATTAAATGATTGAAATGAAATCTATTATCCATTCGTACAAAATAAAGAGAAGAATAGCTAGGGATTTATACGGCAACAGGGATGAATTGACGCTATTATTAAATGAATTTAATAATATGAAATGTACAGTTGTATCTGAAAAAAAGAAAAATAGTATGCTAACTCGTTTACAATTAATTTATCAAAATATGAAATTAGATAAACAGTTCCTTCTTCCGTTTGCTTTACATAACAAGTTATTGGAGCGATTAGAAAATGAATCTCTTCAAACTATTGAAGGTTGTATATCGTCTCTACATTTAATGTTAGATATAAATTATGAGAAAATAAAACATTATGGATCGAGCACAAGTAGGGCATTTGTTCCATTATCGCAATCTTCCATTTGTCTTGCTGATTGTGTTTGTTTAACAGGATTTGTATTAGGCTTACTAGGAACAGTGACATTTGGAGGATTAATAGTATCTGTATGTTCGCTTACATAAAGAAAGAAGAACACCTTACTTAGGTGTTCTTTTTTAGTTATTTAGAAGAGCTTCTGAGATAGGGAACATGGATTCAAATGTATAAGTTCATTTTTATCTTGTTTTGTAACTTAAAAAGGAAAGCATCAGAAAATGCTTATTTTGAATGAATATAAATATCGGCTATTTGGGATCCATATTAGAATGCTTAGACTTAGTCAAAAAATCTCGTGTGAAATGTAAATAAAAAAGGACAAGCAGTCATATCTGCTGTCCTTTAAAGGAGAAAAGTCTTTTGATTAAGAACTACGAATAACAGAAAACCTGCTTGTAATTAGCTTTACCCTAAATATACATGTCTATACAAAAAAGGATAAGTAAAATATACTTATCCCAAGAAGGGAATTCCAAAACACCAAAATGGTTTGCAGGTTCAAAAGTAGTATATGTAAAATGAAAAATCTCATACAAAACAGACAAGCCAAAATGTTGTTTGCTAGAGAATCTAATGAATGAGCCAACTTTTCACGCTTCTTTTCCCATGTCAAGAAGAGCAAAAAGTGAAGAATCTACCTGCTTTCAGTGGAATGTATCTATTGCGGTATATATGAAATTATTCAGTTTATCAGTAAAAAAATGCGAAAGAAGATAATGAATAGTACACAATTACGCGGAATATAAAAGGGACATAACTGAAGGGAAAGGAGTGGGATATACTTTTGGGTTTTATGAATGATGTATTTTCTTCATTTTCTTTGTCCCCAAAATACAACTAATCATTGCGAGTAATGCATTTGAAGAAATGAAATTTACGGTCCAATAAATTCCTGTTCCAGCAATTAAATCGATAATAATAAATTTTTTAATTGCCGAACCTTTTACTACATAAAAAACAAATTGATTGTTATTGTTATTCAATGTTATCACATCCCCTATCTTTTTAATATATGACAAGGCATGCTTGTTCTAGTCTTAATGTTAATAAACCAATAAGACTTAGCAGAAGCTAATAAAACAATTATAAATAAAGGATAATTATTGGAAGTTACATTCTTAACTTCAGTGAAAAGAATTCACAATTATAATTTTTCCTGCGTTACTGATAAAATATTATATTTTACTTAAGGGTTTATGCGAAAAATTCAATGAAAAATTCTTTAATTAAAAGTATGATTCCCAGCAAAAACAAGACTTCAATAGAGAACCAAAACATACTTTTTTGAGGCTTTTTAAACTCCATAATAATAGATGAAAATAAAAAAACAGCAATAAGTATGATGATTAAGAGGCGGATTATTTCAGCCAT